TATTCCTATGCCCACTGACCCTGGTCCTCTAGTTGTTGTCGGGTATGTAGATCGGTTAATAAATATGATAGGATCTATTTTTCAAATATCTACACTAGCGTATCGGAATGGTGCTTTTGAAATAACCCCGTGAGAATGTGATGGGACGATACGACTCGCATAAACATCCGTTTACCTATAAACTAAATCAGTGGTCACGCAATCGGACAAATAACGAGTCTGAAAGCAAGCCAAAATCGATGCCTTGCCATGTGGTGAAGGTGGAGAAAGATTTTATTCATATCGCTTTCGAAACCGCAAATGGGATTTTTACACCTCCAGTTGTAAAAATCCCACAAGCGATGTCACAATATGGTCGTGAACCGACACAAGTCGGTGATAAAGGTCATGCTGTTCCAGGTAGTTATTATCTTGGTGGCGTTACTGGTGATGCAGGCGGCAACACGGATTTCTATCCACGTTCAAACTTAACTCCACTATCATTTAATGGAGTTAGTCACACACAAAATCCTGGTCGCGACTATGATCAGCTTACACATATGGGTGGTCCTACAGGCTGGATCACTCGTGCTTTTGAACAGCAACAACAGGATCAAGGAAGTCAAGGAAGTCAAGGAGGTCAAGGAGGTCAAGGAGGTCAATCACCGGCTGTTGCAAGTGCTAATTTTGTTAGGAATATTCCGCGTACCCGTATGATGAATATACAACGTCGTATGCATGGGATACCTCAAGTTGCACCTCAAGCAGCCGGTAATGGTGGTGGCTCATCAGGCGGAAGTGGGCAATCAAGCCAGTCCCAGAATAATGGCCCAACTGGAACAAACTTTAATTTTGACAAAAATAATCTTTGTACGATGCAGAGTAAAGATTCAGATCATAATATTACTGTAGACTCACAAAGTAAGAAAGTAACACTTAATCTTCCTGTTGGTGAATGGGGATATGCAGGAGGTGATGGGCAAAAAGGAAAGTATGCTCGTATTATGACTGAGTCTGGACCTAGTGTTAATTTCAAGGCAAGGATTGGCTAATGCGAGTTTACGGTCGTACCCAAGATGTTCTTACCGGCAAGAAGACTTGGCGGACTGTAACTACGGATATCAATGGTTTTAACGATTCTGTATACTTGACAGCATTGGCTCAGGTTTGTAAACTTAATCTTGGAGAAAGTCCATTCTTTGGTACTTATGGAATACCAGCACATGCTTCAGTCGTTATGCAAGTGTTTCCTGATTATTACATGACACGAATTCAACAGCAATATGCACCATACTTCGGCTCGCTTATTTTGTCGCCTATACCAGATTCTGAAGATGATGATGGAAGACCTTTGCCTGCTTATAATATCAATGTGATGACTAATTACGGTGCACTGATAGGTATCCAAACTCGACCTAGATATCCAATGGAGCAACCGATATAGGCCATGGCAGTTTTACCTTTAGTGATGACACCACAGGGGTTGCAACCTACGAACCCGGCGGATCTGCGGTCACAATTAATTACGCTAGTTTCAGCTTCAAGTCCAGATTATACAGCTAATCTTCCTGGTGTGTTAATCGAAGATATTTCTAGCACTGATATATATGCAGTTATTCAGAGTGATAGTTTTTTAGTAGATCTTATTAATTCCGTTACGCCTTTTGGTGCTAATCCTTTCTTGCTTAGTCAGCTTGGTATTCTTTATGGCGTAGATTCACAACCAATTACTAATACTTCTGTTTACGTAGTTTTTTCCGGACCCCCCGGTTATGTGGTTGCTCAGGGATTTGCGGTTAGTGATGGAACTTACCAGTATGTTTGTCAGAATGGAGGAATAATAGGGGTAGATGGTAATTCACTTCCTATATATGCCATTGCAACTGACAGTGGGTCATGGCCAGTTAATCCGAATACCGTAACTCAAATGGCGACTTCTGTTCCAGCTAATATTACTTTGGCTGTTACAAATCCTGTTTCTGGCGTGCCATCTATTTCTGGTGAACCAATCTCTATTTTCCGTGAACGTTGCTTTACGGCTGGACTCGCGGCGAGTACTGGAATGGCTCGCTATCTTAAGACTGTGGTGGGGAATATTCCAGGTGTCCAAAATAGACTTATAACTGTTCAACAAAACGGTGATCAGTATGTTATTATTGTAGGAGGAGGTGATTCTTATCAGGTTGCTTATGCAATTTGGCAAGCAGATTTTTATACGCCAGGACTTGCTGGAGCCACAATCGAAATTTCGGGAGTTGATAACACTAATCCGGCTGTTGTTCACACTGCGGATAATCACAATCTTGTAACAGGTGACGTAGAATTAATTACCGGTATCGTTGGAATGGACCATATAAATAATCAAACATATCCAATAACCGTGATAACCGCTAAGAGTTTCAGTATACCAGTTGATGCGACGATAATGGGGATCTGGGCTACTGGAGGTGTTGTAAGTCCTAATCCGATTAATATGTATGTTTCGATTAATGACTATCCAGACACATTTATTATTCCATACGTTAATCCTCCACAAGAATTAGTTGAAGTTGTTGTGACTTGGATAACTAACTCTCCAAACTTTGTTTCTCCTACAGCGGTGGCTCAAGCCGTGGTTCCGGTAATAGTAGACTATATTAACTCATTACCGGCAGGAACTACCCCGATTAATTTGAATGTTATGACACAATTGTTTTTGGAAGCAACTTCCACTATTCTTCCTGGTGAGTATATTATTGATATCCAGTGGCAGCTTTCCATTGGAGGAGTTGGTGTTTCACCGGCTGGTGGGACTCAAGTTATTTTTGGGGATCGTTACAGTTATTTCTATACTGAAAATGGAATGATTACTGTGGGTGAAGGATGACAACGCACACTGCTCTTTCTCCCGGCCTAGCTTCTATTGTTCTTCATGGAGGTGTGGCTGTTCAAGTTGCTAATCCAATTGCGGCCGCTGCTGGCGGATATATTGTTAATCCACTAGATCCAATTGATCAAGGTATCCATATTGCTGAACCACTATATGTGAATATTGTAGTTCCTCCACAATTAATTTCAGGAAACACATTAACGAATGTAGAATTAGAGCCCGGTGGAACATTTATTATTCCTCCTAGTACGAATGTCTGGGTTAATGCAGCGACATCCGGGCATAAATTCACTGCGGTACTTTGTGCTCCCTATGAAATTCAATATCCACCAAGTCCAGTTCCTGGAGGCCCTGGTACTCAAACAAGTGCCCTAGGAGGTGCAGGCGGTCCATTTCCTCCGCCAGGGGTGACTGGATTAACAAATGTTATTCCTTCATATTTGTATCAAGAATATTCTGATGATGATGATCTTCAAGAATTTGTAATTGCTCAGAATTCAATGCAGCAAGATTATGTTGATACATTCAATGCATTGAATTTGCCTATCTATACTGGTCAATCTAGTCTCGTTTCAAAAGCATTACTTGATTGGGTAGGACAGGGTGTGTATGGAATGGCCAGACCCGCAATTGGGGTTGGTTCTCCATTGCAAGTTGGTCCTCTAAATACTTGGGGATGCAATATGCCCGGTCACTCGATGAACGTAATATACGAATATTTTAAACAGCCTTATCGTGATTCTTTACCGACAATGATTAATGAATTAGTTCAACTCAGCATTGGTGATGTTGTTATAACAGATGATGATACTTACCGACGTGTTCTTTCTTGGCATTTCTTTAAAGGGGATGGTAAGTATTTCAATACTCGTTGGCTCAAGCGTCGAGTGTGGCGTTTCTGTTATGGTTGGAATGGTGTTTCGCCTGACTTTGCAGCAGATCCAAATACAGGGAAACCACATTATGATACAGAGCATGGTGCGTATGCGGATGCGGATGATGCATTCATTGGAAATACAAGCCAGATTAGTGTTTCCATAGGAACTAATAGAAATGTTACTATTCGTTTCGTGTTGGGCATACGAACCATTACTGGTGGTGAAATGCTCAATGCATTTGGGTGCAATGGATTTGGGCCATATTTCGGGGCTCCATTGCCAAATCACGCAGTTATCGCATTAAATGAAATGAGGTCTACGTATAAACCACTTCCACCAATTCCATTTATGTATGTGTTTAAGAATGCTGTTGATACAGGAGCATTAGAACTACCGTATCAGTACAACTACTCTGTCCATGTCGGTTAGGGGTTAAATCATGGCAATCCTTTGGAGTAATAATGCCTCTAGCACAGTTGCAGGAAGCATCACGGCAACGGCAACATCTGTAGCTCTTGCCGCTGGTACCGGAATTAAATTTCCAAATCCAACTGGTGGTGACTATTTTGTCGCTACATTTTATGATCAGGCGACAAAGACATTGAATGAAATTGTACATGTCACGGCACGGTCAGGTGACACATGCACGATTGTTAGAGGACAAGAAGGTACTACACCTCAAGTCTGGAGTGCTGCCGATATCTTTGCTAATCTTGTGACTGCTGGCACTCTTGCTGCATTTGTTCAAGCAGGCACAGGTCCTGCGGATACTTCGCTTGTTTATGTTGGAACAGACGTATCTCCAACAGCAAATTTGATTATTGCAACTACGAACCCTGTTCCACATTCATATCAAGTTGGTATGCTGTTTAATATTCTTGTTAAGAATGTGAATACTGGTCCAACATATCTTCAGCTTAATGGTCTTGCCGGAGTTCGTGCTAGTCGTACAGATGGTAGTGACTTGGTTGGTGGAAATCTTCACGGTAGTGAAGAAATGGCGTTTATCTATAATGGAGTTGATTTTACGAGCTTGATTCCACCAGTACCACAGATACCACCACAAACGATATTCTATGTTAGATCTGATGGCAATGATAATAACAGTGGGTTTGCGAACACTCCTCAAGATGCATTCCGAACTGTTTCTGGTGCAATGTTCCAGATCAGTGCTCGGTATATTTCTCAAACTGGCATCACTATTCGTGTAGCTGATGGTCTTTATCAAGATGGATTTGGGGCTGGCACGGGATATATTTCATCTTGGAATGTTACTGGTAATCCGACTAATCCAGGAAATTGTGTTTTTGATACCACATCAACTAACGCTGCATCATATCCTCCACACTCATCACTTGGCTCTTGTTGTGGTGCTAGTGGATCTGGTATTATGTCAGCAAGTGGATTTTATTTTAAATCCTATTTCAACAATTGTGGAACTGTTGGTGGTACTTTAGATCTGAATAATATCTGGTTTTCGCCATCGATTAATGGTCAATCAACAATAGGGGCTGGAGGTGGTGGTAATCTTGGTATGTATGGGAGCTTTAGGTATATAGGCACCAATCCAAACTTCTGTTTGTTGTCATCCGGAAGCGGTGGGTCACTGAATATGGGCTATTACGATAATGTGTTTACTAATGATCCATTTACAATGAATATTGCTGCTGGAGCCGTATTTACCGGAGCCACAGTCATTGGGGAAATAGGTGGTATTGTGAGTACCTATGATGCAGTGTGCTCTTGGATTGGAGCGATTCCTAATTGCCCACAATACGCTGCTACTTCAGGCGGGGGTATCTATTTCCTCAACGGCAATACAACAATCTTTCCTGGTTCACAACCAGGATATGTTACACCTCCAGGATGGATAGCAACGGGATAAGGAGAATTTTATGGCAACCCCTGTTACAGGACCAGCAACATCAACAAGTGCGACACCGGGAACTCCGGTTACTGCGATTGATGTTAATCAAGCTGGTGGTTACATCGTCAATCCAACAACAGCAGCGGATCAAGGAGTTACAACGGCTGAGCCGTTGTATGTTAATCAGGTGACAGGAGCAACGCTCCAAGCCAATGGGACTACGATTGCACTTCAGCCAGGGCAGTCGTATTCGGTTATACCGAATACGACAACAGGGGTTACTGTGTGTGCCGCGAGCCCAAGTCATAAATTCACTGCTGTAGAATGGCCGACACCATGAACGCTGTAACCAGAATTCGGACTAATCCTACGCCGATAAAGCATCCTGTTGAATTACCATCGGTAAGACCTGCTTCTAGTGTTCCATCTCCATTGGCTGGTATCCCTGTTGGGTATGGACCGGGTGGGCCACTTCCTAGCCCTACTCCGTGGATCCAATACGGTACATATTTACAGTGGACTGGTGGTGTAGTTGTTGGAAATCCTACTGGTAGTGGTCTTGGTCCTGGTACAATCAATGCAACGGCCTATTATGTGAATGGGGCTCCATTTGATTTAGGAAATTATCTTCCCTTAGCTGGTGGGACAATTACTGGTCCTGTTATCTTCCAGGGGTCGGTTGATGGACTGTCCTTGGATATGGGAACTTTCTAATGGCAAACTTTCTTCAACTTCTACGCTCCACTACTCGTGGATTACGACCCCCTATAGGGTCGTGGAGGTATGGGGTTCCATATGTAAATTTTACAGATAAACAAATTGGAGTTATGGATGCTGGATTAAATCCTCAAGATTTTATTGGCGTGCCATTCTTTTCTCCTGGTGCGAACTATAACCAAGGTCAACCAGTCGTTTATCAAAATCAGTTATGGCTCGCAGCTACGACAATAACAGCAGGACCTTGGAATGCAACACAGTGGACTCCTGCTATCACACAGGTTCCACCACTCTGTGGTCGCTTGACTTATGTAAGTTCTTCTTTGCTTAATTTTGCGCCTTATAATGGGGATCGAATTAGAATAAATGGTGTGGTTTATCCAATTCCGGTAGGTGGTATTTATGGACCAGGAAATACAAACATCAGTATTGATGGAGTAGGTAATAAGAATTTGGCAGCTAGTACAAGATATTATGTTTATTGCTACAATAATGCTGGAGTGTTGACAACAGACTATTCTACAACTGGCCATTCATCCAGTACAACGTCTGGTAACATTGGCACTGAAATTAAAACTGGTGATGAAACTCGTAGTCTTATTGGAATGATATTTACGGGCAGTGCTGGTAATTTTTTAGATCAACCTCAATACCGCTATGTTCGTAGCTGGTTTAACCGTCAGCGCATTTATTTTGCAGCTCCTTGGGTGACTTGGGGTCCTTATGGTCCTAGCGGACTTCAATTTACTGGCCAATCGGCTAATTTCGTAGCATTTGCTGGTGAGGCACTCCAAGCAGCAGCTTCTGGAGCAATGCAGATTCAACAAAGCGTAGGAACAAATTGGGGAATACAATTGGGATTAGATGGAAATCTATTTGGCGCTTCTATGACACAATCAGCAAGTTTAGCAAATTACTATCTTAGTGGAACTTGCACAGGAAGCAACTCCGTATCAGGTGATGGACTTCATTGGGTTGGACTATATGCTCAGTGTACAGCAGGATATACAATTAGTGGGCAAACTGTTACAGATGGTACGCTGGGATGACCGATGACATTAACTCTTGTAGATTCTGCCGTTGGTGATGCGCCGACAAAGACGCTCACTATTCCTGCGACTGGACTCGTAAATACCGGTATTGTTCCATTAGCGCCTATTGACGATAGCGTTGATACAAACATCGTTACGATCACTGGTACTGGAACAGTAAATTCTCTAGGGTCTGGACCAACTTGGAATGTAACGAAAGAGGTATATTGGGTTCCTTATCTTCGTTATGGAACACCTACAATTCATATTACGAGTGGCCCCAAGCTTATTCTATTGGGAAATGCGAATAGAACAGTTACAACCAAGTGTCTAGGAACATATCGTTGGGACTATATTGCAAAGACTTGGTCGGAAATAACTTGGATTGATACTACAACTACAGGAGGTGGAGGTGGAACTCCTGGCCCTCCTGGCCCAACTGGACCGCAAGGTCCTGCGGGTCCTCAAGGTCCTGCTGGTCCAACTGGTCCTGCCTCAACTGTTCCTGGCCCTCCAGGATCTACAGGCGCAACTGGTCCCGCAGGTCCAACGGGTCCCGCTTCTACTGTCCCTGGCCCTGCTGGTCCTCAAGGTCCTGCAGGTCCAACGGGTCCCGCTTCTACTGTCCCTGGCCCTCAAGGTCCTGCGGGTGCTACAGGACCTGCTGGTCCTGCCTCAACTGTTCCTGGTCCTTCGGGTGCTGGTTACCTCGCAACAAGTACAACGAATGTTCCTATCGCCACTGGTCCTGTTACAATCACCACACAAGCAGGACTTGCCTATCAAGTAGGAGCAAGAACCCGGTTATCGGTAGATGCATCAAACTGGATGGAAGGTGTAGTCACCGCATATAGCGGGACCAGTCTGTCAGTTAATGTAGACTACACGAGCGCGATGGTGGCAAGCTCGCCATCACCGGTAATTCCTGGTTCTCTCTTTGGATTGACGCTTTCAAACGATGCAACGACACCAACTACGGTTCTCGATATTGCCCCTGGAGGTACTACATCTGATGATAATACAACTGCTATGGTATTATCTGTTTCAGGCTTCAAGAAAAATTGCAATGCCGCTTGGGCAGTAGGATCAGGCAATGGAGCACTAGATACAGGCTCAGCTTTCACTGCGGGTAGTTGGTATCACGTCTTTCTTATTGAACGGGTTGATACTTATGTCGTCGATGTATTAATTTCAACTAGTCTAACTCCTACAATGCCATCAGGCTATACAAAGAAAAGACGGATATGGACTATTTCAATTGACGCTACTCCAAAGATTGTTCCGTTTGTACAACTTGGTGATGAATGTCTGTGGGTGACACCAATTGGAAACTACAATAATGTCAGTTGGGGCAGTGGAACAGTGGTTGCTCATACAACTTCAGTTCCACCGGGTGTGAAAGTTACAGGTATCTATCAAGCTTACCTTGCGCCGACTACTGGCGCTGCATGGTTTACCCTGTATTCACCAGATGCGTCAGGGAACATTGGCAACAATCCAAATGGTAATATCACCTTATGGGTTAATGCCGGAAACGGTGGTGCCGTAGAATTAAGAATGCGCACCAATACCAGTCAACAAATTATGTTCGCAGGACCAAACGCAGGAACTGGTTATAGTCTTATTACCAGAGGTTGGCTTGATAACAGAGGAAAATAATGCCAAGCTCTTGGAACATTGATATTGCCGGTCAGTTAGGTCAACCTGGAGGAGCTCCCGGTGCTCCCGGTGGGCTAGGACCAAGTTATATTGGAACGAGTACGACAAATTTACCGATTAATACTGGTTCGGTAACAATCGCAACGCAAGCGGGAATGGCCTATGTGGTCGGTGCCCGTATGCGAATGTCATCGAATAGTGACCCGACACAATGGATGGAAGGTGCTATTACCGCTTATAGCGGAACTAGTATGACGGTTAATATTGATCTGACCAGTGCTTCAGCACCGGCGACACAGACTCCTATATGGCCTGCATGTGGACGATTGGTTCTTGGCAGCACACCTAGTCCTTCTAGTACATTGAAATTCATTCCTTACAATGGTGACCGTATTAAAATCAACGGAAATATCTACGCAATTCCTGCGGCTGGAATAACTTCTTCGTACACTGGTGTTTATGTGAATGGTGTGGCTGGACAGACACTTGCGAACAACACATTCTACTGTATCTATCTATTTAGTAACGCTGGTGTTCTTACTTTTGATTTTTCTACCACATCACATGTGACTAGCCAAACTGCTGGAAATGTGGGTGTAGAGATAAAAAATGGTGACGACACACGTTCGTTAATTGGTATTATCTATACGAGTAGTGGCACTACACCTTTTTATGATCAAGCACAGTATCGTTACATACGCTCTTGGTTTAATCGTTTGCATTCACCTTTCTTTTCGTCAGCGAATTGGTCAGGGGGTGGTGGTCAGTGGACTGCCACTGGTGCGGCTGTTACTTTTGTTGCGTTTGTTGATGATCTTATCCATGTTTCGCATGGCGGTCAGACTCAAAATAACACGGCAGGAACCAATAGCAGTCTTGGAATAACCTTGGATGGAAGTCTGGTAGGATATTCCTCGACTTTTTCGATGCAGTATGCAAATTCTTATTACGTACAAATATCAGAATTCACTGATCATATTACGAATGAGGGAATGCTACATACTGTTCTAGGTGCATATGGAGTATCGAGTGGGACCATGACCGGTAACACTGCTCTTGTTGGTTCGATTGTATAGGTAAGAATAATGCCAAGTGACTGGAACTTAGCAATTGCTGGTCAACAAGGAGCAGGTTATCAGGGACCTGTTGGACCTGCTGGTCCTCAAGGTCCAGCAGGACCTATCAATCCGGCCAATCTTGCAAACATCGTTCTCGAAGTTGCACTCAATAATAATCTAACAATTGGTACAGCGTCTACTTGGACTACGATTAGGTATGATACCAAGATCACTGATAGTCAAAATGCTTACAATCCGGCGACGGGCATTTTCACGCCGACGCAAGCAGGTGTCTATGCAGTCAGTGCATCAGTCGGCGCAACTTGGGTTGCTGGTGGATGGCAAGGCATCGCAATTCTAAAGAATGGCTCCCTCACTAATGCAGAATCACAGAGCAACAAGTTTATAGGTAATTTTGCATTTACTGGTTCGATTACTGCATCCGCATTGATCTATTGCAATGGTACGTCTGATACTATTCAAATTCAGGCGATACAGAGTACGAACACGACGTGGCTCTCATCAGCGAATGCCGCTCAAACCGTCAATATGGTGGCTTCGTTATTGCAGGTCGGTCCGCAGGGTCCCACCGGTCAAGGCTTCCCTACAGGTGGCAATACAGGTCAGATTCTTACCAAAAATAGTGCGACTAATTACGATGCATCTTGGCAAACTTCGACATCAACGTTACAACCCGGTGCTCGTGTTCTCTTAGCAACAGCAGCCGTCGCACCACCGAATGCGGTTGCGACGGTGGATATGTTCTACAACTTCACCAACGCTTACGATGAATACGAAATCGATGTCTATGATCTTCAGATGAGTACAAGTGGTAATTGGTTTGGAATACGTGAAAGTTGGGATGGTTCAACTTTCGATGCTAGTTCAAATTATTACTACGCATATCAAACTTTTGTCAGCAACAATACTGGTGGATATGGGGGCGGTGGACCTTCTGCGATGGGATTTATAGGTGTTGGATCAGTCGTTGGGACGCAATATCTTTCGTACACTAAAGCTAAATTTGCGATGCCATGGACGACTGATCGAAACAAATACTTTATGAGCGAGAGTGTTATGCATACATCTGGTGGCATTACACGCTACATCGTGAGTATGGCAAATGTCGGAGCCGCAGCTATCCAACCGATAAAAGGATTGCGGTTTATGGATAATGGTGGCGGTAATATCACACGCGGTGTATTCAACCTCTACGGTATCGTCAAGGCGAGCAGTGGATCATAAAGGAGAAAGTCATGCAACCAATCAGAGATCAGTCAACATGGCTGCGAATGCTGCACAGGAAGCAAAGGTGGTCATCTCGGCGACCGACAATCCTGGCAGTCAGAGGAGCAGAACTGGTGCGTGCGCGGCCATCAGAAATTACGAAACCACCACCGGCTCGTGCACCCAAGACTATTGAAGAGCAGGAACGCTCTGCCAACGCGGAAACTCCTCAACCTGACTGAGTACTGCAATGAAACCACTGCATGAGCTAACTCTCTTGCAGCGCCTTATTCTTGCGCTTGGCATCATAGTGTTTGCAATTCTAGCGCTGATACTTATTAGCAAGCTGACTGGAGAAGCTGATGCACAAGCTCAACAAGAACCAGATATTTATGAGGGCATACCAATAGACTCGAAATTGCTGCATCTGGATAAAATGGCTATTGATGAAGCATATGATGATCAGGTCAGGCACCTATTTCGTATTTGGTTAGCGGGTGGAATTACCGGTAATAAAGAAATAACTATCGGACTTAAGAATGCACGACGAGCCTATAATCTTGCAGCAGGGCAAATAGCAAAGCGTGAGCAGCAATCGTTACAAGATCAACATGATAAAGATCACACACCAGGAGGCAACCCATGAAAATCGTTATGTCATCTGGTCACGGCAAATACATCCGTGGTGCATCTGGCTCACCAGTACCGCCTGAGCTTGATGAGGTAGATGAAGCACGTAAGGTTGTGGAAGCGGTTGCTGATTATTGGCGTGACTCAGGTGTGGAAGTTATCACCTTCCATGATGACACTAGCCATGACCAGAGTACTAATCTCAGCACTATTGTGAACGCACACAATAGGGAAACCCGTGATCTTGATGTGTCCGTTCACTTCAATGCTTACGATGGCAGTGCCCACGGTGTAGAAGTACTATACTTGACACAGTCTTCACTGGCGTCAAAAGTCAGCAGTGCGATTGCGGCTGCTGGATCGTTCACGAACCGTGGCGCTAAGTATCGTGGCGATCTGTATTTCCTAAACAACACAGAAGAGCCAGCAATCTTATTGGAAGTTTGTTTCTGCGATAACGGTGGTGACTCAAATAATTACCGCAGCAAGTTCGAGGCAATCTGCGAAGCTATAGCTGAGAGTATTAGTGGGGTGCAGGTTCCCAGTGAACCACCAGTTGAGGAGCTCCCACCAGTGGAACCAGAAGAAGACAGTGTGAATATAACATCAACTGTAACTGGTGATGTACAGATTATATTTAATGGCTCGCCTGTTTCTGGTAGTTCAAGATGCCGCAATACTCTCGCGGTTAATATGGTTGCCAGAGGCAACATGGTAGTCACAATTAACGGTCAGGAGTTTCATAATTGGCCACGACCTGGACAACCGCCAACAGATCTACCACCACAACAACCGCCAGAACAAGAAACTGCTATCCCTGCAAACCAAAAGGACATCACTGCTACCGTATTTGGGGGTGCGGCAGATAATGAATATTCTGCTTATCCCCCCTATGACTCTAGTGGGCGTGGCCCATATCTGAATGATACAGATCTCTACGTCTCACTACCGGTTAACATACCGGATGCAGAGACGCGTGAGCGTGGTGTACGGGTATTCAAAGGTGAGCTAAGTGCTGTTGGTAAGATCATGGACAAAGGTCCATGGGTTGTGAATGATGAGAACTACGTCTTTGGCGATGCTCGCCCAATAGCGGAAACTTGTTACAAGAACAAGACACCATTGCCATCTGGTAGTGGAAACAATGCCGGTAAAGTTCCTTCGAATGATGCAGGCATTGATCTTAGTCCAGCTTTGGCTGATAAAATTGGAATTGATGGGAAAGGCAAAGTTGACTGGATCTTCGTTGACGAAGAAGTCGCGTAAATAAACCCTCGGTCAACTATTGCGTGAAGGTGTAAATGTTGGTAAAGTAAAAGTGTTGCTGGAGTAGGTGATCGCTACCCTTGGAAGTCTGAAAATAACCCACATATGAGGAGTACGAAATGCAACCTTTCTTGGCTATGATTACTCCAATTGGAGGCGGGCCAGTTGATCCGGGATTTGGTGTACCTGGATGGCCGGCTCATCCGATTGCACCTGGAGGTCCAGGCGGACCAGTTGATCCAGGATACGGTGTACCTGGGTGGCCTTCTCATCCTATCGCTCCTGGTGGTCGTCCTCCCGGTATTTGGGGTGGACCCGGTTCACTACCTCCATGGGCAATGCCCCCGATTTATATTCCACCGGGTGGCCCGGTTGATCCGGGATTTGGTGTGCCTGGATGGCCTTCTCATCCTATCGCTCCTGGTGGCCCGCCTCCAGGAATTTGGGGTGGGGCACCGCTCCCGTGGCCAGGGCACCCAATCGCTCCTGGTGGCCCGCCTCCCGGTATCTGGGGCGGCCCCGGTTCGCTGCCTCCGTCGGTGATGCCGCCGATCTACATTCCACTTCCTCCGGATGAGAAGCCTCCGGAGCCAGGAGATGGTTTGTCACCGACCCATCCGATCGTGATCCCGCCACCTCCAGGTGTGCCGGATACAGGCGACAAGGCGTTGGTGCATGTCTACGTCGTTGGTGTTGGTGGCGTCTGGTTTCTGATCCAGCCTCCACCACCTACACCGACGCACCCGATCGCTACACCTCCTCCGTCTGGCACGCCGAAACCAGCCTAAGCTTCCTGCGCGCTACACAACAACGACAGGGCCGGGAATCCATCCCCGGCCCTGAATTTAGTGAGTTCATTGAATTAAATAAAGGGAAAGGGAAGTCCAATGTCTGAGCATGATCGTATCAGTTTGCACCATGTAACCGATGCCACGGTTACTCGTAATGCGAGGACTGATGAAAAAGTTCCCATTAAGGGAAAATATATTGTAGAGTGCCACGGTCCTAATGGTGAACTCAAGTGGCGGGATACAGTCGAAAATGTGGTCTGCACTCCTGCTAAGGATCTGATGCTTGATACAATATTTGATGGTTCAGCTTACACCGTGGTCGGACCATTCATGGGTTTGATTTCATCTGTGAACTACACTTCTGGTCCAGCACCCGGTGACACCATGGCTTTACACACCGGTTGGACTGAAGCCGGTGGTGTGAACGCTCCTACCTATACGGCTCCACGAAAGACATGTGTGTGGTCTGCAGCGAATGGTGGGGCGAAGGCACTATCAGTCGCTCTAACTTTTACGATTGGCTCAACAGGAACAGTTAAAGGTACCTTCATTGCTCTTGGCACTGGTGCCGTCAATGTGATCGACGACACGAATGGTGTGCTGTGGTCAGCAGGATTGTTTACCGGTGGTGATAAAGTTGTTGGCAGTGGTGACACGGTCAATGCCTCTTACTCTGTGTCAACATGACAGACTATAGTGACTCTGTAATTGAAACTATAAGTCTAATAATTGGATTAGATGCCACAACAACCTATAATGTTGAGGTAACAGAGTCTGTTTCTGTATCAGATACGTCTGCTGTATTAAGCACTTCCAGTGACAGTGTTGATGAGTCTATTTCTATTACTGATGTGTCTGACGTAGTTGCGGTCACCTATGTTACAGAGTCTGTGTCTGTAGCAGATGAATCAAGTATAGAGGTTTTTTATAACCCGAGTATCGTTGATTATTTATCCCTTGTTGACGCGACTTTTGTTCAATCATACACGGCGAATGGTGTTGTTGACGAATCTGTATCTATTACTGATACGTCGGATGCGTTCATTAGTAACACAGTTACTGAATCTATAGTAATTACAGAAACATTGGACGCACTAGTCACTAACAATACTGTTGAAGTTTTAAATCCAATGGATGTATGTGATGCTACTGTGAAAAGTGTTAATCCAACTGGACCGGGTGTTCTACCAGTTCAGCCTACTAATCCTGCTAATGTTCATCAATATGCTAAAGACCAGCGTCGCATTTTGAATTATATTTACAGAAAATCTCCATTGGGCTAAAGCGGGGCGCGAACTATGACAGTAGAAATAAAACATTTAGGAGCACGATCTGAACTTATTGCGTGTGCTTGGTTGTTGGATCAGGGATTTGAAGTTTATCGGAATGTAAGTTCACATGGTCTTTGTGATTTAATTGCAGAGAAAGATGGTCGGTTTCGTCGTTTTGATGTTAAATCATTCAACAATCTAACTCAGAAAACATATCCACGTTTAAAGTCAGAACAGATAAAAAATGGAATAGAACTTTTAGTAGTTAAGCGAGATGATACTTGTGTTATAGTAGAAGAGTCAATGTATAATTTTTTCGAGTACACTCTACAATGTAAATCTTGTGGAGTGATTTTTAAGCGAGGTAAACGAAAAACATACTGCTCTGATCAATGTCGAAGTAACCAACTTCGCCTTATGCATAATAATGCAAGTTCCCTTATTTTTTAAGCCCTACAAATGGCTGCTGGTGCGTTTTTGGTGGGTGCCCGCTAGGGTGCATAACCCCCTTGGTTCCGCCTACCAGTGCCCGTTTAAATGGCCCAGTTAAAACCCTAGTAAAACCAATAGGTTAGCACTATCATGGACCCATGGATCTCACCAACTATCCCATACCCGGTATCCCCACTAGACCGCGGGTCTGGTATGGTGCCAACAACAGCCGATGGAACTGCGACGCCTACCGCAATCACTCGATACCAAAAACACATTCAGCATCTTTTAGATTACACGTACAGAGTGTCTCCACTATTGGGAAAAGGTGGCCCATCTCTTCAGACTATGGCAGAACAAACTTATCATCAAACATCTTTAGGAAAGAACCCGCAAGCTTATCAACGGTTGGTAGATCAAACCTACCACAAAACATCAAGTGGTAATTTTTCTCGTATGACACAAACTATCAAAGCAGCAAAGGCTGCTCAAGCACATTATAACTCGCCACCATTAGGAAATCTGTCTCGTACAACCCGGCTTATTCAAGCATCGGGTTTTGGGCCGCATTAATTCATTCTCTCTACTGGATAGAAATCTACAAATCGGCCCATGCTCTTCCCACCATCTGGGTTGATGTCAAATTTATCCAACCACGCTTTGCCCTTCTCTCTAAGAATTTTGGCTGAGCAGTCATACTTTTCACCCGTCTTAAATTCTACTCGTACAACAACAATTTCAATCCTATCAGGATGATTACGAGGTGGTGGGGTTATTCCTTCCTTATATTCTTTCATTACTGCCATCCACGCTTCGGCTGAATAAATAACAATATCAGGCATAGACCGTTTAACTAGTTCTTTTATACCTTCGCTCATTACATCCTTATGAGCATCGTTATGAAATTCAACCCCTATGATTGTGCGCCGGTCGTCCTTTATGAAGACGACCATTGGATTGAGGACTTTAAGTTGATCAAATGTTTGCCTGATAAGTCCTAGTTCTTGAGTTACAAATTCTGATGGTGTCATACCTTTTCCTCCTCATCTTCCCCCTCCTCCTCGTCCTCAAACCACCCTATCATTCTCCAGTGGTGATACAATAGGCACGCTCCCTGGCGTGATATTCCTAATGTTTCACCTATTTGCTGCCACGTTAGATTTTCCTCATTTTTTAAACGTGATATTTCGCGCAGCTTTTCTGGATCCCTTGGTTCGCCGTGTGGGAATCTACTTTTTTTCTTTTTAGGTTCTAGGGTTTCACAGGTTATATCAGCCATTGTTTGAATGCATCCCCTTGTAATGTTGATGCCATGTTTATCTTCTTTCGAAGTACCTGGATCAACTTGTCATCGATGGTGCCCTTAGCACGCAGATCAATATAGGTAACGTATTTCGTTTGACCAATACGGTGAGCTCTGTCCTCACTCTGTTGTCTGTCCTCATTGTCAAATGAGTTAGCATAATAGATGACGAGGTTACACGCCGTCCATGTATTCCCAAACTTGCCAACACTCTGATTACTCACGATAAACCTACACTTTTCATCATTCTGTATTCGACTTCGGGCTATTAGCCGTTCCTCCTGCCTCGTTTCTCCCCAATAGCAAACCGTGCTATCCTCACCAAACTCCTCCAATAGCCTTTTCGCAATTTTGCGAAGAGCTTGTGGGTAGGGTGCCCCACC